GAGAAGGACATGATGATGGCGATTGGTATGCAGCAGGCCAACGTCGGTCCGGCAGAGGCGGACGTGACGGCGACTGTCGGTACCATCGCTGAACAAAGTCGACTCGGCGGTGTTGCCTCAAACGTGGACGATTTGGATTGCTTTTTGAGTAAGATTACCCAAGCGGGCGTCGAGATGATTTTGCGGGGATTCACGTTGGAGACGATTAAGCGCACCGTGGGCGTGGGTGGTGCGTTGCCGACGACCGACCTCGATGATTACCTGATGGCAGTCAACATCAACATCGAAGCCGGTTCGAGCGGGAAACCGAATCAAGCACTTGAGACGAATCGACTTCAGACGTTGGTTCCTCTGCTCTTACAGGCGGGTGCCAACCCCACCGCCATCATTACCGAAATCATCCGCCGTTGGGACGACTTTCTCGATGTTGATAAATTTTTCCCCGTTCTTCCCGCAATAGCGGGAGGTGTGGTGGGTGCTGCTGCCGGACCTGGAGTCGCGAGTTCTTCGGGTCCGGCGGCTTCTCCGCCACAAAAGAATCTCAGCCCTGCACAAGAGTCGCAGGGTATGATGAGTAGTAATGCACCAGTAAACACACCATAATATGAATACGAAAATTGAGATGCCACGTTATAAGTGCCATAAAGAAGTATGGGCACTAAAAATTAGAAACCTTAAACCAAGAACTCCCGACGACGGAACACTTTTATTGGAGCCAGATGAGGTTGGATATGCTTCATTTATTCTCAGTGCAGAGTTTGTAACAAAACATAATCCTCAATCTGGCGGCTACTATGTGGTGTACGCTGATGGCTATAAAAGTTATTCACCAGCCAAAGCGTTTGAGGATGGTTATACTCGAATTTAACCATTTCATATCATGAATTTTCCACGCAATCTACGGTCTATTCTGTTAGACCCAGACGTAAATGACGGAGGCGGGTCGTCTGCCGCTTCGACCGACGTGACAGGGGGGACCTCGTCGAATCCCCAAACAGCCACAGAAGTGGAGGAAACCTCAACATCGGACGTTAACAAACCCGGTCCAACGCTCGCCTCAGTGACGGATAAGATCATTGCTGATGCACTTGCGAAGAACGCGGCGAAATCGGAATCGTCCACCGAGAAGAAAGAGGAATCCGAGGAGTCTGGGTCTACAGAAGACCAAGACCCGAAAGAGGAAAAGGCCGAGGAGAAGGTTGATGCCGAAGCCCCTCAAGAAGAAGGTGAAGAAAAGAAGATTGAAGCCGACGACGAGAAGGGACCAATCCCTTACGAACGCTTCAAGGAGGTTAATGATAAGGTTAGTGAGTACGAGGCGAAGGTCAAGGAATATGAACCCCTCGCGCAGGCTCATCAGTCGATTGTCAACTTCTGCCAAGAGAACAACATCTCGAACGAAGACTTCCAACAAATGTTGGAGATTGGTCGTTTGATCCAGGTTGACCCAGCCGCTGCTCGTAAAGCGATTGAGCCGATTTGGAGTGCGTTGAATGGACTAACGGGAGAAACCCTTCCGGCCGACCTCGCACAAGAAGTTGAAGATGGGACGCTTACTCAGGCACGCGCAAAAGAGATTGCGAAGTTGCGTGGGACCCATCAGTTCTCGAACCTTCAGAGTCAGAACACGCAGAAGCGTTTGCAGCAGGACCAACAGCGGCAGTTCGTGAATTCGGTACAGAGTGCGGTGAAGACGTGGTCGGATACGAAGGTTCTTGCCGATCCCGACTTCAAGCCCAAACCTGGCCCAAATGCTCCGGACGGCAAGTATGAGGTCTATGTAGACAAATTTAGCGTCCTTCTGGCCAACAACCCGCCGAAGACAGTTGCCGACGCGATCAAACACGCCGAGGCTGCGTATTCTGCGGTGAATAAAATGTTCACCTCTCTCCGACCCGCCAAGCAGGTGTCGAAGAACTTGAGTTCCACCAAATCAACCAGTTCGAAATCTTCAACTGGAGATAAGACCCCATTCGTTGTCGGTGGCGCGGTGCCCTCATCCGTCATCAGCAATGTCTTGAGGAAATATCAAAAATAGAATAGTATGGCTATTGACACAAGTGTAGCAAACGACATCGCCAATGCGGTGCTGGACTTTTTTGTCCGCTCGCCCGCAATGGCACAAACGACGCAGGACAAACCTCTGCTGGCGTTCCTGAAAAGCGGCCAGAAGACGTTCCCGGCGGGCAAGACGAATGTGTGTGAACCTGTGAAGGGCACATATATGAACACAGTGGCAGGCTTCTTCCAAGGATACTCGGAAGACACGCAACTGGTCTTCACCCAAGCGCAGAACATTCTGCAGACGAGTTACGCATGGAAAGAAGTTCATGCGGGACTTATCATCACCTGGACCGAATTGAAGAAGGACGGTATCACGGTGCGGGATCATAATGAGACCACCGATCACGGCACGGAGTTGACTCGCCTCGTGGGTCTGATGGAAGACCGCCTGCTCGACTATGCTGAATCCTGGGCGCGTGCGAAGAATCAAATGTTCTGGGCGGACGGAACGCAGGACACAAACCAAGTGCCCGGTATTCAGGCGATTCTGCCGGACACATATGGAACGGTCGGCGGTCTTGCACAAGGCACCTATGCGTTCTGGAAGCATTTGATCGTGACTGCGATTGCCGTCGAACCGAATACCTCGAATCTAATCGAGACCATCCGGGCGAATGTGATCCAATTGCGTCGCTACGGTGGACGTCCGAACAAGGCCCTGTGTGGGAGTGCATTCCTCGCTGGTCTCCGCCAAGAGATTCAAGCCAAGGGGTTGTTCACTCAACAGGGATTCACCAAGTCGCAGGACATCGGCATGGGATCGATTACGATTCCTGAAATCGGGTCCTTTGATTATGACCCGTCCCTCGACGACCTCGGCCTGAGCAAACGCTGTTACGTCATGGATGGTCGCCGTCTCCGCCTGCGTCCGATGGAAGGTGAAGACGACAAGACCCTCAAGCCCGAACGTCCATATGACTACATGGTCTTCCTCAAGTCCATGACCTGGACGGGTGCGCTGGTCACGAACCAAGAAAACTGCCATGCGATTTTGGAAATCGCGTAATTGAAAGGAAACACGAATATGAAAAAACTTCTCATTGGAATTGCGTTGGTGGTGGGCTTGACCACGCAGGCACAGACATTCCGCGCACAGAGCTTTTTGGCTCAGGGTGTGGCGAGTGTGTATGTGACGAACCTGGTCGCCATCACGAACTTGAACACAGCGGGTGCGAATACAACGAATGCTCCCGGCACGGCATGGTCGAATTATACGACTGGCGTGTCGAGTCCGTACACGTTGTATGTAACCGCTACGAATAGCGCGGTCGCGAGTGCGTGGACGAATGCCACCAAGAACCTGCTCAAGGATGTTGATCTGTGGGCGCTCAAGGATGGTAGTCCAGCGGTTATGCCGTCGGTAACGAACGGCACAGACCGCCCGACGTTGAGTTACGCTACAGTTGCGATTCGCATTGCGTCTGGTGGGTCGGGAGCTAATACTGCCGCGTCGTTGGTGTTTACACCATTGTATGGCACAGGCGAGGACAACGCTTCGACGGGTATCCATCCGAGACCGACACCGGTTGAAGGAACCACGGCGGATGAGTGGACCGTCGGTATCACCTCCGCAGGCACAGCGTCTGTGGTTGTGACCACGAATGCACCATTGTACAAGTGGCCCGGTGCCCGAGGCTTACGTCTGCGTCGTATCGTTCACGCGGACACCGACGCTTCGAGTCAAATCATCGTCAACGAAGTTTCATTGAACGGTTACGTTCCGTAAATAGTTTGCTGGGGGAGTTGGACGGGTGGCGATATTTTAATCTTCGTCCTCTTCCTCCTCCCCCGGCATTTTTGGTTAACACACATCACATCTATGAAAGTAATCACATCCACCTGCATCATTCATTTGAGTAAGGAACAGACAGTCACCAAGAAAGACATCACTCCCGCCGAGGCTGCAATTCTTGTGGGAGAGCACCACAAAGCCTATGGCGACCAGCCGCTTGAGGTCGTACCCGATACCGAGGGTGAGAAGGATGTCAATGCGATGCACCTCTACAGCTATCTCATTTCCAAGTACGGTGCCAAGAAAGTCAAAAACCTCTACCCATCCCCGACGAATCGTTTTCCTGAAACCTTTGACGAAGCTAAAGAACTCGGTATGGCCACTGTCAATCCGAGCGATAAGCTCATGACTTACGAGATAAAATAATATGGCTCTCGGGACTACATTGGCGCAGACCTTGGTAATGCTTAAGAGTCAGATTGGTGCCTCGCTTAGCGTGGGGACCGCTGACGACACGCTCAACTACCAACGCATCGAAACGAAGCAGACTTGGTTTGCGTCAATGTACGACTGGGATATGCTGGTCGATTCATGGGATCAAGGGATAACGGTGGGGACACCGGGACGGTATACGACCTTTCCGACCACTGACATCAACGGGAATACGAATACGATTAACTTCGACCGACCAGTGGATGCCGCGGTGTTGTACTCGCTCAAATGGCTTGACATGGGATTTGGTATCGGTATCAATGAGATGAATCTCTGGAATTCGGACCTGGGTATGACCAGCAACCCGGTGATGAAGTGGGATTTCAAAAAGGGTGATCGGAGCAAGTTCGAGGTCTGGCCGCTCGGTGGGCAGACGCAGACAGTGCGTTTCACCGCCCAACGGAATGTTGCGACATTACGCACCGCCGGAGTGCTTGACCCGACACTCACGCTCACTCTCGATGATCAACTAATCAGCCTTGCGGTTGCAGTAGACATCCTCACCGCTCTTGAGGATGCTTCGGTGAAGTCTTACTCCGAAATGCTCGCAGCCCGTTGGCGGACTCTCCGTGGTGCCGAACCAAAGAATTTACGTACTTTTGGATTATACCAAAAACGAGATCAACCGCTCCGGAGAGTAGTTCCAATTACAACAGTATAACATTATGCATATTCAACACACAGCCCTAGCGACCGCCGCAACGACGGCGAGTCTTGTCGCTTGCACAATTACGAAGATTCAAGGTTCAAAGTTAGCTGCGAATGATAGGTATTTGCAACTGCACGATACAAAAACGACACCCAGTGCGGCAGCGGTGCCAGTGAGAGTGTGGCCGATTTATGGGACATCTCCGTTTGGCGAGGCATTCATTGTGCAGCCAGTAAGCCTCTCGGTCGGGGCGACATTTGTAGTGAGCACGACGCAAAACACCTACACCGCTACTGCTGAGACAGTCGACATCACTGTTGATGGCAATGCGGCGTTTGATTCGACGGGAGTGAGTTACGCAGGTGACTACACAACCGCTTGTGAATCCCTCACCGTTTGGAATGACGCTTCCGGCCCGAAGACTTTACTCCGGCTCGAAGTGACAGAGATTTCAGGCAGTGCATGTTATTTGCAGCTTTTTGCTAAGAATACACCTATTTCTGGAGACGTTCCTATCATTCCTGCGATTGCAGTAGCGGCGAATGAGACTCTGGATTTGATGTTTAACTTTTCCCCACAAGCTTTTGCAAGTGGGGCAATCAATGATGCGTGTGTTGTGGCGGCAAGCCTTGTGGCACCGACATACGATGCGTTGGGTTCGAACTCGCTTTACATTAAGGCTACTTACAAATGAAAAGACTATTTTTAGCTTTCCTCCTGCTTAGTCCTGGTCTAGCGTTGACCCAGACTCCGCCGCCAGCCCCAGCAACGGTGGCAGATGTGCTTGCAGGTACGGCAACGTATAAATTCATCAGTCCGGCGGCGGCAGCCGGAGCAGGATTGAGTTCACCCACCAACGGTGTTTCTGCTACGGCAGTGACAAATATTGTGAATGCGATTGCGGGTGGGGTGTTGAATAGTAATTCTTTATATGCTGTGATGGCTACTAATGCAGGAGCAGCAGTTAATGCTACCAATGTTTATTATGGTGGCACAGTGACAACTACCAATGTCTTGACGAAGATTGCCTCAGACGCACGAACCAATGCTAATGCCTTCATGGGATACGGTGGACTGCAACTCTCAACAGCCGTCTATGGACAGTCCGCAACTGGGAACTACAATTACCGGAACGGCGTTGAGTTCCTCGGCGCTGGATGGAATGGCACGCCTATTGACTACAGCGACCTGGCCAATCACCCGTCTGGATTCATTCATGTGCTCACCAACTGGGGAGGCAGCACCGGGTTCAATTCTTTGGTGCTCCACATCGCAACTCCGGGCGCGATCAGGCTAGAACCAAACTACGGCGAACCTATGTTTGGGGTCGGCTATCTCACCCTCGGCAACGAGGACGGTAATGCGAAGATATTCGTGAACGACGTAAACCAATCCACGACGAACGGCGTGGACGGCAACGGCTATTCGCAACCGCTGTATTTCTCGACGAAAGGCATCAACGGAGGAACTGAACGCACGGCGACGCCAGCCATCATGGGTCGTTGGGCGGGAACCAACAGCGGCGCTGGTGCATACGAAGCTTGGTATGCGGCAGAGCTTTCGTTCATGTCTCGCGGGCCAACAGCCGACACGGACTGGCCTACATATGGCAGATTGTTCCCATCTCAAACCATTGAAGTTGCACGTATGCGCACAAATGGATGGTCATTCTTTGGTCCAATTAGTCATAGGACAACCAATACAATCCCACTAACTACGAATGTGTTTCTAGACTTTAATCTAGTTGGTGCCACTACGATTGATTTGCTTGGTTTTGCTGGAACATCCACCAACTTCTTCGTTGTCACGAACCAGAATGTGTATGCTGGCACGACAAACTTTGAATCCCGCACCTTTCGTATTCGTTCTGGTGGTCTAGATCGTGCTTTGCGTTGGCCGAATTGGACGTTTGTAAGTGAACTTGGTCCAGTGAATCCATCTACAATACTTCCTGCACAATCTGTTCTTTATTTGAGATTGGAAAGTTGGGGTGATGGTGACACGAATATCACTTGTCAGTTGAAAACTGGAACAGATACAGCTTTTGCCTATGACGCTGATGCGGCTGCTTTCTTTACGTCAGCGTCAATATCTGACAGCACACAGAAGGGTGCAGTTGATTATTTTGTCAAAGCAACTAAGGCACTAAATTTATATACCAATTTCATAGCGGTGTATCCACTTGTAGGTGGAAGTGCTACTCCTCATAGTAAGAATCTCATCAATCCAGCTACGTATGCAATCACTTGGAGTGGCTCAATTACTCACAATGGCAATGGTATTACTGGTGATGGTTCATCTGGTTATGGCACAATTCCTCTGGATTGGTCAACAGTAACTAGTGGGGTTGGAATCTCAAACTTCCATGTGGCCGTATATAACAGAACAACGGCACCGGCAGGTGGTGGTGCATTTATTGGCGGCAGAAATGGTTCTAGCATTGGTGTTGGTATGACAAGAGAATCAGCTAGCTTAGGAGTTCGTGGGGCTATGAATACTCTTGGACCGAATGCGATTGTTAATATGTCAACTGATTTGCGTGGCACATTGGTTGAGTCACGTGCAAATGATTCTGCTGCCTTTGACATGGCTACTAGGCTTGGAGTGGTGAATACTTCTAGTGCTTCGACTGGAGTTCCTACGACAAATCCATATTTGCTAGCGTATGACTACAACGGTAGTGCCAGTTCATATACTGACGCAAATCTAGCTTTTGCTTCTGTGGGATATGGATTCACTTCCTCGCAGTTGACAAATATCGTCACAATTGTTAACAACTATGAAACCATTTTGAGTCGTAACGCTCCATGAAAAAATTAACACTTATATCCTTAGTAGTCTGTCTTGCTAGCAGTAGCTTTGCGCAGGCTACTTATCGTGGACAAACTGGATTAGCTATCAGCAATGCAACATTTCAAGGAACATTCTTCGGGAATGGGTCTGGATTGACTGGTGTTGGAGGCAGCACCACCGGCGCGCAATGACCCTCACCCAAACATGCGAGCAGACGACTGAGCCGCAGGTGCGGCAGATGATGGAGGTGCGTCAGCTTATCCATCAGGAGCGCGAGCTTTGTCGGCAGGTGGATTCGCTTTACACGCAACTCGTTGACCTGCGGAAAAACATTCAGTCGCAGTTGAAGCGGATGAAGTGCCGGCATGTGCCATGGTCAATCCGGTTTCTGCGGGAGAGCGTCATTGCGCTGGCGTGTGTCGCGCTGGTCGGTTGCGTGTCTAAGCCGGTTCCAGTAAAGAGCGCCATCGGACAGCGGATTGAGGAAATCAAGACCAGCCGTGCGGAGGCGCAATCGCTGTTGGTTTATCCCAACACAACCAGCACCAACCGGCCCGGAATCCAGCGCACGAACATAAGCCTTGCGTGGGACAACCCGAATCCGCCGAGTGAGGCGAAGTATATGTTGACCGAGTTCCACAGTAAGACCGACCTATCGCAGCCGTTTAAGTTCAAGGCATACGTCGCGGCGGGAATAACGAATGTGACTTTCAAGATCACCAACGCGGCGGAGTTCTTCATCTGCCGATTCGCGCAGACTAATATTACGCCGTGGGTGGTGTCAGATTGGAACACTAAATAAAGCATATGGACAAAATGAAAACTTGGCAAGCAATTATTGTTGGAATCTTAGTTGGATTTCCAGGTGGAGTAGCTACAATGCAAGCTACGATGATTGGCGAGGTTCGACAGAATACGGCTAAGATAGTGTTTTTCGATAGGAAACAGACAGACGACATGGCAACTACAGAGAAACGTATCGACAACATCATCCGACTTTGGGAAGCATCATTGCAAAGTAACAGGGAATTGACTGCTCTTGTGAGCAAACAGATTGCTTTGTTAGAACGTCAGAATGAACTCTTAATCAAAGGAAAACCATGAAATTAAAATGGAGCGGTTGGTTATACAGTCTCGGACAAGCCGTCATTGGTGGCATGGCTGCGAGTGGAACAACTTGGTTGGGCACACTGATTGGTAATCAGATTGATAAAGCGTTGCCGATTTTGCAGTGGAAGCAAATGGGGATTGTGCTGCTGACAAGCATGGCTTTTAATTTGTTTTTCTTTCTCAAGCAGTCCCCACTGCCGAAAGCTGAGCCTGAACCTGGAGACACTAGCTTCATCGAGAAAGATAAGTGATACTTTACACATTCATCGTTGCGGCGACATGTTGTTGGCTGCTGGATGTGTGGATAGAAACCTACCTAGAAAAATGAAAAACCTATTATGGCTGTTGCCAGTGTGTGCGATGTTCGTCGGCTGTGCGTCGACGCCGGTTGTGAGAGATGCCGCGTATTATCAACGCAAGGCGGAGAATATTACTGCCTTTGCGGTCGGTGAAGTGTTGAGGAATAATACCAATCCCGATATTCGTACTACTCTTGAGACCGTCGCAAAAGAACTCGAATCGGTGACCATGAAGGATGTGGTTACAATCAACGACTTGGCCGATATTGCGAATCGTGTGCCACAGGTTGCGAACTCGAAATATGGATTTGCAATTCGTGCAGGGCAGATGATTTTGTACGACGAGCTTGAGACCCTTGCAGTGAATAATCCTGAGAAGCTGCGGGGAGTAGGACGTGGTATGGCTGATGGCATTCGGCAGGCACTAGCGACACGTTCCTAGTATTGTTCTACAGTAGACCAAGACTCGAATCTGCAATATGGAATCGCTGTTTATTAAGGACTTCCGCCGAGGACTTGATACTCGTCGAAGTGAACTCACCCAACAGCCGGGCACCCTTGAGGTGCTTACGAATGGGTTTGTGAATCAAGGAGGTGAGATTGAGAACCGCAAGGCGTTTGTGAGAACAGCACAAATCGCCAACAGTTATGGGTTGCAGACGACGAGTAGTGGGTTGTTGACCTTCGGGAGTGCGACCGCTCCCGGAGGTTATCCGTTGAATATCGGGACAGTCGGGATTCCGATATATGTTAATTATCAGCAGTTAAAACATCCACAGGATATGTTTGATGGGACGACGGACGTTGTGCCCATGACAGAGGTGGTGCATTCGACAGAGTTTCGAGGTAAAGCATGGGTGGTGGCGAAGTTTGGCAGTAGCGGGACGTTTGGGTATTATGATGGCACGTTGGTGTATGATTTTACGAATGGAGTTGTGTATTCGTTTCTGAGCACGAATGCGAAAATTGCACAATTTATTGAGCAGATGATTGATAGGACGACGGGTTATACTGCTGCTACGGCGAGCAATGTGGTGACGGTTACTGGACAACCGGGTCAACCTTTCTCGACAGCCGCAGCGGAAACAACCGCTGGCAATGGAACTCTCGACGCTTTGGCGTTGAGTCAGCCAACTGAACCAGTCGCGGCAAAGATGGCAATTGGGAGTTTTGAAGTTGTTGCGGGCACAAGTGCAGCGGGAACGAACAAGATTACGAAGGTTGAAGTTAATGGAGTAGAGATAACAAATCCAGCCGCAGACATAGATTGGACTGTAAGCAACGAAGCAACTGCCACAGCATTGGCGGCAAACATAAGTAGCTATGCGAGTACACCAGAGTACACCGCCGAAGCAAATGGAGCAGTGGTGACAATTAAAGCTGCTGCGAGTGACGGAGACACGCCTAATAATTATGTAGTATCGGTGACCTGTGCTGGGAATGTCTGTATTGGCAAGGTGCAATTTCAGATACTTAACTCTCTTGGTGCCGGTTTTGCGTGTGATCATGTGTATGTTAAAGGAGCAGACATCCTTTCAGCGTCAGTTCCTTGGGCAAGTACAACTTCGGTGTTGGCTACCGACATTGCGGCGAATATCAATGCCGGGACAGGGACACACGGGTATGTGTGTTGTGCTATTGGGTCGAATTTCTTTTTGAGCAAGGCGGTGACTAGGAGTGATGACCCCTATCTGCCGGTGTTTGTAGTAACCAATCCCACTCCGACATCCGGCAATGGTATCTTTGAGGTCGGAAGCTCGACTGGCGGCACCGGTGGAGTGAGTGCGGTTTTGGTAGTGACAGGTGTTGCAATCGTCGGTAGCGGGAATGCGGGATCGAAGCGGTGGAGGTATTTTCTTGCGTTGACGATTACTGGAGGAGTCGCTCCATATCAGAGTCCGGTATGGTATGGCGGCACCGTCACCGCGATTGATGCGACACATTATACAACGGATATTGTCGCTCCAGTGCCCCAACCGCCAGCGCCTCACGTGTATGCGAAGGTGACTGATTCTTTGTTGCAGACAGCGTATAGTAATACTCTCTAATCATGGCTGCGAATATTATACCTACAGCGTTTCCGATGCTCGGCGGTGGTGATGCCGCCGCTGGTGCGGGAGGGACAGCGTCGCTTACAGTGTCGAACACGTGGGCGACGGGAGATACGTTTACGGTTGCTTTGACGAATGTGATTACGGGAGTGACTGATTCGCTAGGATACGGGACGATTAGCGGAAGTGTGCCGACGTATGTGATGACATACCGGAATAAGGTGAATATCTTGTTTGGGAGTACGTGGGCGTTTTCTGAGGTCGCGCTGGCGACGAGTTTTAATAATCTCGAGGGGACGGGTAATGGGTATGTGACGTTGAGTGATGCGTATAGCGAGTCGGATACAGCACAGGCAATTGTGCCATATCAGGGTCGCTTGGCAGTGTTGAGCAAGAACAGTATCCAGATTTGGCAGATTGACGCAGATCCAGCAAATTATCAATTGTTGCAGATACTTGAGAATGTTGGTACGTTTGCAAAGCTGTCGGCGGTGGCATTCGGAGAGTTGGATGTGTTCTTTTTGTACCGCACAGGGATACGAAGCCTACGGGTGAGGGATGCGAGTAATAATGCGTACTTGAGCGACGTCGGATCGCCGGTCGATTTCTTGGTGCAAGCGAGTATCGCATCAGCCTCTGAGACACAGCAAAGTGCCGCCTGCTCGGTGATGGAGCCGAATACAAGTCAGTATTGGTGCTTTCTGTACGATACGATTTATGTGCTGTCTTATTTTCCGCAGATGAAGATTAGCGCGTGGTCGACGTATAAACCCTCGTATCAGAGTGGGAGTATTACACGTACGAGCATTGTGAACGACCTCGGGCCGACGGCGGTGATTTCGCTTGGGTATGTGAATAGCATCGGGTCGAAGGTGGTGTCATATACGTTAGCGAGTGGAGAGTCGCAGACAAACGTTGGGGCGTATAATTATGTCTTTGCATATACGACTGGCGGTACGCTCATCACGAGTTCAGCGATACCCGGTGGGATGTTGTTTCAAGGGATTATTACGTTCAATGGGACGTTTAGTTTCACGCCGAATCAGACCGCTTTTACGCCACAGAAGTTCGTGGTATATAACGGACAAGTCATCGCACGTGCGGCAGACGGATTCTATGTGTATGGCGGTGCGGATAAAGCCACGTATGATAATACGATTTGCGCCTGGGAGACGAGTTGGCTCGACGCTGACCAGCCAGCGAATACAAAACAAGTCCGCGAGATGGATGCTGCTCAGACCGGGACGTGGGACTATTTCGGAAGTATTGACTTCCTGGGAGGGAACATCGAGCAGGTGTTGGATGCACAGACGAATCCGACCTTTATGGGCGGTAGGATTATGATGTCCATGCAAGGGACACATATGAAGATGAGGGGACAAACGACCGGGAGTGCCGCCAAAGCAGTTCTTTCAAACTTACTCTTTCACTATAAGCTTACAAACGTCAAATGAACGACGAGGATTGCAACGAAGTCGCATGTGGGGATCAAGCCGCCAAGCGGTTTTTACTCACGTATTTCTCACTCGTGCATGTGTTTGATGATGTGTATGATAAGGATAAAGAGGTTACGGATGAGAGGTTGGTCAAGGTGATGCTGTGGTGGACTGAGGAGTTGCTTTACAATCCGTGGGTGAGGGAGCATAGTAATGCGCTATGGAGCCAAATCATCACTGGCTGGAATGCGTGGCTCGATGCAAATGTGTGGGCCAAACAGCCGAACCCTAAGTTGTTCGCTAGCGATGTCATCAAAAGCAATTACCAAGAAATGACTTTCCTTGTAGCTTATATCTGCGGTGGTCGTGAGCATATGCGTGCTATGTCGACTAAGTATCGCGAGTACAACTTCGAGAAAGGAGAATGATATGGGTGGAATGTATAGTGGCGGAAGTGATGGGAGTGAGCAGGCACGTCAGATGGAGGAACAGAGGACGGCGAGGATAAATACAGGTCTGGGTGAGATTAACAAGACGTTTGATAAGTTTGATCCTGCGTTTTATCAACAGCGGCAGCAGGATTATGTTAATTATGCGATGCCTCAGTTTTATCGGCAGCTAGGAGATACGCAACGGCAGACCTTTTATGGTCTCGCGAATCGCGGTTTGGCTGGCAGTGGTGCGGCTACGACCGCCGGCAGCAAGTTGGGATACGAGGCGAATGTGCAGAAGCAGGGAATTTTCGACACCGGATTGCAGCAGGCGAACAATTTGAGGAAAGACATCGAAGGACAGAGAGGACAGCTTGTGGCTCAATTGCAAGCGAGTGCTGATCCGACCTCGGCTGCTCAACAGGCTATTGCTAGTGCGAGTGCGTTTTCTGCCCCTAGTCCGTTGACTCCGATTGGCAATTTGTTTGGGAATTTTGCACAGCAATATGCGGCACAACAGACAGCGAGTGCGTATGGAGGTAATTACCAACCTCGATACGGCCTCGGCAGTGCGTTAGGTAATCGTTCGTATTCAATTACTAAATAATATGTGGGCACTACTTGCAGGATTAGCCTTGTCAGCGATTGGAGCCGGTCTCCAAAGTGCGGGTGCTGCCAAGAGTCGGAGTGCGATGGAACACCGCACACAAGAGGAGTTGAATCGTCAGGCACAGATACAAAGGAAGGCCGAGGCGGAGTATGCACAGAGTTTGGCTCGAAGTGGGAGTGGAGTAGCAGATGCGTCGATTCAGCAAGGGACGGAGCAGAGGCAAGAAGGATACAGTCAGTTGCAGAGTTTGCCTCTCGATACGGGAGCACAGCCAGTCGCAGGTCCGAAGCAGGCGGTGACACTAAGAGATGTCGCTCAGATGCAGTTGACGAATAAGAGTCGTGCCAAGCTGGGTGGGTATGAGACATGGATGCTCGACCAAGCGATTAAGAATGTGCGTGCGAATCAGAATCTCGGCATACTGGGTCAGCAAGCCGTTCGCAGTCAGAACATTTTGCCGCTCGAATTGCAGGACGCCAGTCATGCGGGTGATGCGTTGAGCGGTGCGGGAATGGGCGTGGGGACATTGGGTGCTCTTGTTGGCGGTTTAGGCGCGTTGAGTGGTGCAAGTGCTGGTGCCGGAGCGGGAGCTGGTACTGCTGCGGGCACAGCGGGGAGTGCGAGTTCAGTCGGCACCGCATATCCGGTTGCCGGTCTTGGTTGGATGGGAGGAATTTAACACTATGCCAAATTACATACGTACAACTAGTCCATGGATCACAGCCGCGAATGCAGTCGGTGGGGTGACGGACCCTATTGCCCGTGCGATGCAACAAGCACCGATGATTCGGGCACAGATGCAACATCAGGCGGATATGTTGGGGATACAACAGGGGCAGCTTGATTTGTCGCAACAGCAATTGAATGCACAGTTGCCACATTATGCTGCACAGGCCGAGCAGGAACAAGCAATGGCGGAGAAGTATCGGCAGGATGCTCAGGCGGTGGCGATATTGAATGCGATGGTGCCGAAGATTACTGGAGCAAAGCGTATGGCGGTGCAAAACGAACAAGGGTATGTTCCGGGGATGCCGACCAGACAAAATGCGGCAATCATGGGGAATGCGGACGTGCAAGGAATGTTGGCCGCGAGTGCGTTATTAGGGAAGGGTAGTGCGGCGACAGCGTTGAATAACGAACAACAGCCGATACGCATTAACCAAGGCCAGACGGGATTTGATCGTATGGGTGTGCCGCAGATGCAGGGTGCGATGAATGTGCCGTTTGGAAATACACTCATGGCACCGCAGCGGGTCGGAGCAGTGCCTCAGATATTGCAACAAGGGCAGTTTTCGCCGAGTCGAGAAATGGCGAATCCGGCAGCGAGTGCGGCCAATCTGGCTAACGTAATGAAGACATTGGGTGAGTTTAACCCCGCGGCAATTTCGACTCGGCAGGGGACGAATCTCGTGCAGACGCCATTCGCGACTGATCTCACACGTGCGATTCAAGGATTAGCCCGTCAAGCCGGTGGCACCAACATGGCTCCGATGCAAGTACCTGGAACGGGTGCTGGCGACGGTCCGACGGCAATCAATCGCAAGACTGGACAGCGTATCAAGCTAGTCAACGGCCAATGGGTTCCGATTCAATGAATACTTTACCTCCAGGATTTGAACTCGAAAGCCCCGCTTTACCGGCGGGGTTTGAGTTTGAAAATGTTCCTCAACCGCCAGAGGGATTCCAGCTAGAAGGAGTCTTGGTCAACGATAGACCAAGACTCGATGAGGCAGGATTCCAAGGGAATGAACAGCCGAACGCTCGTGCCATCGGGCCGTTTAGTTGGCCGCTCGAAGTGATCGAACAAGGGGCAACGAAGCTAGGGAATTTTGTGCTCGACCCGAGATATGGGATTTTGAACAAAGTGTTGCAGGGGTTGGGTAGGACAGGGTTCGCTACTGAGCAGATGGAGTTTGGCAGTCCGGAATATGCACAAGGACAGCCGACACCGATTAAGCCGTTGTTTGGTGCCGGGCAGCCAATCGTGACGGGGCAGTTTGCGAACGAAGATGTTGATCCGGTGAATCGGATGACGGGAAATTTGTTGCGAGGGTTTACGACACCGGGGAGCGCGTTGACCTTGGGCGCGGGGACAGCACTGAAGATACCAAAGGTCATGGCGATAGTGTTCGGCGGTCCGATGTTGGAGCAGGCACCGGAGACGACGGCACAGATGGGCGCGAAGGTTGGGGAGTATGTGGGTACGCCGCCAGAGCAAAGAACTGAGCAGCAGAAACAAGAGACCGCTGATGCGGTGTTGAATGAAGCGGTGAATAAATTGATGCTTGGCGGAATCGCACAAGGGGCGAAATTCTCGTGGGATAATAGACCACTCACGCCTGAGGTGTTGCCGCCGTTGAAAGATGCTCCTCCGTTTCAGCCACTTGAGCGGAGATTGGGGAATGAGACGTACATTGATGCGGATGTGACGGGACAGAAGTTACTGTCCGAGGGACAAAAACAGATTGGATTTCCGAGTATGGCCGAGGCACTGGCGAAAGTCGCGGAGAGCTTGCCGAAGCAGGAGGCTGGCGACGCTGCGTCATTGGGCGCAGGAGCGAAGATGATGCCGGGTGAGGGTCAAAGTAGCGCGCCAGAATCAAAAGCGCCTATAAGCGAAGATGGAAATGTGCACGGCGGTGCCCAAGCTAATCTACCGCCAGAGCAGCGTGCGATTTCGGAGAAGAACAATTCTCCGGATGCGTGGGCGGAGTTTAGACGCCAGATGGAGGAGCAGAAGAAGCAGTCTGGGTCTACGAAAGAACAAGACAATTCGATTCCGATTGAGGATCGGGGTTCGGCGGGAGGGAATCTGTCGTCATTTGGTTTTCTCGATCCTGCGTTTTGGAAGCAACAGTTGGGAATCGCACATGAAACAAAGACCGATGCGGTGCAGTTGTATAATCGAGTGAGAAATAAGCTGGGTGAGCGGAGTGCGAGTTGGGAGATGTTGAATACGCCGGAATTTAAGGCGTATATGACAGGGGTGAAGAGTCCGAGTGAGGTGGAGAAGTGGGTGGAAGGGAATGGGCCGAAGGTGGAGGTGAGGAAGTTTGGGGAGGGTTCATTAAGTGAGGCAAGAAAAGAATACAATAGAATGACACATGAGTGGTTTGATATGCTAGGCGCATTGAAACCTAATATTGAATCTGCTCTACGTTGGGATGCAGGAGATGAACCTGTAAAAGAGAATTTAATAAAGCATTACGGATGGACAAAAGAAAATGCACAAAAGGCTGAAAGATTTATTGAATTACGTAAACTTACTTCAAAGGAACCAAAGGAAGCCTCTGCCAACTGGTCTTCCATCGCCCCCAAACCAGAATCTTCCATGCCTGGGTATGTGGAGATTGCGGTGGTGAAACCATACAGGCGAAACCCTACTCCAGAAGAATACGACAATATGGAGGGGGATTCGGTTAGTGGATTTGTTAATCCAGCCCCGAGAGAGACAGGGATACAGTTTCCTACATCACATTCTTTTCCGCCGAACACCCTCGGCTTCGTTCGTGGCTACATGGAAGGGGATACGTTTCATGTGGTGGAGGTGCAGAGTGATTGGGCGCAGCAACAACGTGAGAGTAAGGAAATAGCTAAGCGTTATACTCCTGAGGATTATCGTAATAAAGAAATCGCAGCTAAAGACGACCCCCTTCTCTCCCATTACGAACGTCTCGCTCTCAAAGCGGCGGTCGAGCACGCTCGCTCTGTGGGTGCGAAAAAGATTGCGATACAGGATGCAGAGAGTGCAATGATGATGGAGGGGCATGACAGATTGGTTAGTATGATTGAACCAATTAAAACTGAAGACATGCTAGATCGTGCTACAGAGCAGGATTTAATCCGACGTTATGGCCTAGATTGGAAACAAGGTGAATATGCGCGATTTAATGATGGTCTTTACCGAACGGACAAACCCGAAGTAAATCAAGGATTTACAGCCGGACCTGGTGGAGGCTCAGTTAAACGTGCGGATGTAGCTAAAGAACTTGCCCCTTATTTAGCAGGTAAAGGCACAACAGGTTTTATTCCACAGGATAAAGGAATGCGTCTCCACTACGACCAAACCCTCCCCCGTATTCTGAGTGAGTTGACTGGGAGTAAGGGAGAGAAGATGAGTTTTGGGGAGCATAAGATGGCGATGCGTGATATTACAGGTGCTTATGACGAACTACAACGGCAAATAAAAGAGCCGCGCAAAGACCTCATCTTCCGCAACCCTGACGGCACGCCGAAGACCGACGTCTCCGCTCTGTCCTTCCCTCTCGCACCGGTCAAAGAACATCTCACCTACACAGGAAAAGATGCCCCGCCAAAGGTCGAGGCACAAACTCCGATGGTTCATGCAGGACAGGCAGTCAAGCCTGGTATGGTCACTGGTAAGGTGCCAGAGAAGATGAGCCAACTCATGAGGGAGTATGGTCTTCCTGAGAATGCGAGTCACGCAGAGGTGGTCAAGGCACATCGTGAGCGGGCAAAGACATTGCATCCGGATAAGGGTGGTAGTGCCGACGCAATGGCCCACGAGAATGCGATGTTTGATGCGATTGAAGACAAGATGATTAAGCAGGTAGTGCGAGGTCAGAGAGAAATGACCGAGAGCCTTGTACCTGCCGCCGAGGGTGCGATTAGTGATCTCAAAGACGCAATTGATGCAAAGCGTGCTGGACGGGTGAGTGAGAAATATGGTCCGGCTGATGCGCATACACTTGAGCGTTGGCAATTGGCATTGCAGAAAGCGGTGCAGCCGTTTAAGGCTAAGGGGATTACGATCAGGCCCGGAAGCGGTGAAACTGGTGCACTTAATCTCTCGACTATCAAGGATATGGTTAAGCTTGCAGGAGCACCGGTCAAGAGTGCAGGTCAAGCAGTGAGGTGGTATAGTGAACCCCTAGTTGAGCGACTAGGACGGATGGGTGGACCAGTCAGCAAGATGGTGTCTGAGGCTGGTGGTCAAATTATCAGTCGGCAGAAGATGTACTATGGTCGGATTACTCCACTTATCGACCCGGCGAAGAAAGCGATGGGACGTCCGAATGCCGCCAACATGTGGATGAGGAAGTTGCATAGGTATAATGAGCGTGCGGCGGTGAATAATATGTTTGCACAGAATGAAGGAACGGTGCCGGTGAATCCTGCCGCCAGCCGGGAGACAGCGTTGCTTGATCGTGCAAATTTGGCGGTCGGGCATTTGGCGACGTTGGCGAATCCGGGGTTTGTACCCTCGAATAAGTTGCAACGAATGCTGACCTCGTATGGCGTGGATGTTGTGCGCCGCGGTGCTGGTCCTGCATGGGAAGCATGGACGAAGGGTGTGGCCGACGCGAACGGGGTGACTCTCGCTAGTGTGCAGGGATTCTTCCGCCGTTGGAAAGCGGAGATGGATGAGCCGACGAGTGATGTGGCTGCGTTGAATAGTATTAATCAGGATTTCACGAGGTTTTATCCGAAGTCGGTGACACATATCAAACCTGGTGTCGCGTGGCATGAAGTGATTGTGGCGGATCCGTTCGCTTATCTTGAGGGTGCTGCACAGAGGACCGCTACGGCAGTCGCATTTCGAGAGGTCTTTCCTGCCGGCAGTCGGATGTTACAGAATACTCGTAAATTGGTACAGGCCGAGCTTCGGACTGACACACAAGGGACTGAGTTTGATAACCTGATTCGTGCATTGCAAGGTCATCCGACCGACACATTCGTTTCAACGCTCACCGCGCCTGATTCTTGGTCCGGCGGTGGGATGAGGATGTTGAGTCAGGTAGTGGGTACGCCGCTAAAGAGTTTGATGTTGACTGGGAATGCAGCTACCAACATCGGGGAAGTGGTGGTCGGCGGTCCGTCGATATTCTTTGGGTATCGGAATGTGTTGCCGGCAATGCTCAAACTACCGTGGGGATGGAATCAAATCTATCTCAATGGGCAAGGTAACCGTGCGTTACAGAATTGGGCATACGATCCTTCGTCGCCAGTCCGGTCGCTGGCACGAGCTGCGTCGAGCACGGTGAGATTAGTGTCAATGCAGCAGAATTTGAATGAGTTGCAAGAAGCTCAGGCAGCTATCTCTGCACGTCAGGTCACAGACCAGATTCGCAATGGCACTCTCCCGCCGAGCCAGAATGAGAATATCGTGGCAGTAGCTCGCTTCATGAGCATGACTGAGGCTCAAGCTCGTCGGATGCTGGCGGGAGACCGTGCACTTCTCGACCAGTTTGACCGTGCTGCTGCTTCGATGTTGACTGGCGGACATGTGAGCATGGCCGAGAGGTCGAGAGCGGGGACAAGTCGTGCGTTCAATGAGTTGTTCTGGTTCCACTCCTATCCGCAGATGACGTTGAATCAGGTGCGGAGAGTGATGGAGAATCTGAGTGATGATGTGACGAAAGGTAACATTCCACAAGCCAAAGCAAATGCGAAGTTGCTTGGCAGACTTATTGCTGGTCGGACAATGCAGGGAGCGATTACTGCGGGGATTTACGCACTGGTGTTTGGCGGACTATTCGGCTTGGCGGTGAAGAAGAAAGAGGCGAAAGACAATTTGGATAAGTTCTTACTTGATTCGTTTCTCGGTGGTCTGGGTGGTCCGGCGGCAATTGGTAAGCGATTGCTGGAACAAGGTGGTGACTCCAAGACCCTCGCCGCGAATGTGGCAGCGATTTCGACACCTGTGTCAGCCGCCAGCGACATTTATGACATGTCGATGGGTAATGGGAAGTATGAAGGACGTGGCTCGTTCGAGCGGATCGGGATGTTTCTTGAATCGAAGACTCCGGCAGCCAAGATGTTCGAGACCGGGATGGCGTTGTATGGACTGAGTGAAGGGAATCCGAAGCTGGACGTGGCTAAGAAGGCATTCTACCGCTGGAAACGTGATGTGAAAGGATGGAAGTCTACATCTGAAAGTGCTGACTCCGAAGAATCTCAACAATTTACTGCACAGATGCGACGAACACTGTCTGCTTTGCAGAATGGTGGCGATTGGCGGACAGAGCTTGGAAAGGTGAAAGGGAAGAACGAGAACAGTGCGAGTAAGTCTATGTTCTCTCAGACGATACTCAAAGATAAAGACAGTAAAGGGTTGAGTGAGGAAGATTTAGGGTTGCTCAGGAAGCGTATTGGAGACGAAGCAGTGAATTTGCTACAAGCACATGACGCTATGGTGAGGCAGATTGCACGTGAACTAGGTGAGAATGAAGGCGACGTGAGTAAGCTCAGCACTAAACCTCTCGGCTTGGCGGTTGATGCGATGAGTCAAGGGAAACGAGTGGAGCGACTTCAGGACCAGCTTGCGGTGGATGTGAGTGAGTGGTTGACGAAGAATAAGTTGCATCTGAATGATGTGACGCCAGAGAGGAAACTTGCTGGTCGGCAGGAGAAGTTGGATGTACCACAATATCAACGACTTGAGGCTGCCGCCGTGCAAGAATACGAAGCAGCGATACGTCGGTTGATGTTAAATCCGTCATTTCAATCTCGTCCTCACAAGGAGCAACAGGAACGACTGAACACGGTGCTTGACCTCGCAGAGAAGCGAGCAAAGAGGTTATCTCGTTAGAGTCTGCCATAAGAACCAAAGGATAAAAAGGACAACACCGCCGAATGTCACAAGCAAAATTAGGCCACCTATTTCGGGTGGCCTTTTTTCGTGGTCTTGGTCTAGTATAGAACAAGACGATGGCAATGAGGGCAACGTTCTGGTGATTGACCCTCAGCGTAGTTTTTGTACCAACGTATCCATTTTGGAGCTAGGCGGTTTGTTAAAATCGGACATTGTTTTCCTGAATGATGAAGTCCACATTTAGAACAATAGCTAATTTTCTTTGTGCGTGTTCGGTTGATTTTCATACTTTCCATACCATTTTGTTGTTTTCTAGTTTGATTTTACCCGTATTGATTGCAGAATTAAGTGCGTCGATCAACCAGATTTCCTCGAATGCGATGTCTTTGCGATAGAGAGTAATTTTCTTGATTACCCCCAATCCGGTTTCGAGATGTCGAAGGAGGGTGTATTGCTCATTCGGTTCGAGATCTTTGTCGATTGCTTGGCGGAGTAACTTCTCACGCATGTGACCGTCGTGCAAGCGGAGGACCTCAAGGATGCGTTGTTGCGGAAGGGCGAGTTCATTGCGTCCGGCGGCAACCGATAGGAGTGGCATGTTCTTCTCGATGTGGTCAAGCATGGATAGACCGAGGACGAGGAGGTCTTTAGTCAGAACAAGCTTCGGATCATCTTCGGCCAGTGCCAGACACATCGAGACCTTAATAAGTTGGTCATGTTTCGAGCGATAATACCCTGCCATGACCTCATCCTCTGGTTTGCCCATGGTGTTGTACCAGTCCTCGAAGAATTTGTATCCGTCAGGTGACCAGGTGAATTCGCCTGAGATGGTTGCGATCTTTTGCAAATGCTTGACACAACGCTGCCGAGCGAGTTCCATTTCGGCGGTAGGACGAGGGAATGCAATGCGCTTGGTTTGTTCTTCGTCGGTGATGTATACATATATCATGCGTCGTGCGAATCCGCCAGAGATGATTTTCGACTTCAGCTTGTCGATGATCCATTCGGGCGTCTCACACGCGAGGATGTTTAGGCACGGATGAAGTATCTTCTGCATCCCGTGTTTGATGGTCGAGGCATCGAAGTATTTGCGGTCATAGATGTCGGTCAAGAATTCTATCATCGCACCGGGGTTGACGGAAAGCCAATTCTTTAGCTCGTTGACAAAAAACACCATCGGTCGATACTCAATGGGTTCGCCATTGATGTTCATGGCACGGAGACAGTGCTCGGAGGACATAAACTTTACGATGTCTTCTCGGGATTGGACCGCCGCTCCGATGGGAATATCGGGACAGGCTTCGGTGAACATATCCTTAGCAATGTCTTTGGCGGTCGACTTACGAGTGCCTTGCTTGCCGACGAGGGTTACGTAGAGCATCGTATGCAATGTGTTATACCCCCGATTACAATACACCCTTCTCCCATTCGCCGCTGATATGACTGTCAACGCGCTCCACAAATGATAATCCCGAGGACATTCGTTTTCTTCGTTGTAGAATAGATAGTCCTGTAAAAAGCCCATACGCGTGAAGGGGTCATGCTACCACGTCGGTCATGATGTTATTGATACATTCCCAGAAGATTGGCATAGATTCGACGCCGGCGGGAGGGATAGGGATGTGTTCGCGGTCAAGATATTCTTTGGCAGTCTGAAGCATACGATTGTATTCCTCGGTGCCGAAGAAATGAACCGCTCGGCTGCGGGCCATGATGATGAGGTAAGTTTCCATTATATTTAATCTTTGTCAGGAAAGTTAAGATAAGCAAACTCACCAAACATTTGTCTAGCTGCGTGGTCGTACGCAAGTGCTGCACGTTCTGCGGTTGGAAACATACCTAAATGAATGGCTTTCTTGTCTTTTTTAATATAGGCTCTCCATTTTTGACGATATGTATGCCAGCCTACACCCTTGTATCCTGATGAATTTGCTTTTGTTGGTGCTTGATTCTGTGCGTTTTGTGCACGCGTAGCGTAACGTAGATTACTTCTTTGACAATTACGAACATTGCGATCAATATGGTCAACCTCATAGCCCTGTCTAGGGGGTAACGCAAGAGAGTATAAACGGAATCCTGTATGATTTACTTGAGGGTAACCGTAATCATTTAAGTGCCATCTAAGGCTCATAGCAATGTCGTAAACATCGTCATCAATTTGAAATATAACTCCGTCAATAGCGAATTCTCTCATATAGTTCCTTTGTCTAAATCAGCCCAAGTTGTACCGTAATTGCCCTCGTATGGTATTGTTAGTTGCTGCCCAGCAACTATTAGTGGATTGTTAAACCACTGTTTAATTTTTACTTTTGCCCATTCTAAATCTTCAGTTTTGAATTGCCCGATTAAGGCATCATGTACCTGATGCAGAGGTTCGATTCGTAATTTACTTCCTATGCGATTTTCTTTGTCAGTCCATAAACGATACATTGCAAGATTAGTTGCGTAAGTGGTTACAGCCTGTGGTTCGTGGGATAAGGCTTGCCCCAAAGTTTCACCAGGTCGACCAAAAAAACGACGTTTGTGCCCACTGGCTGATACAATAACTGGTTCTTTATCTAATTTACGTTTCATAGCATCATGCCAAAGTCTAATTCGATAAGCTGTAAACACTGCATTTTGAAAATCTTTAACCTCATTTCGAGATAACCAACGTTTGCCCTCAGATTGTATTGCAATAATTAGTGATAATTTATCTGGTCCCATTAAATAACATGTACCCCAAATTCCCTGTTTACAAGCAAAGTAGTCCCAGTCGTCACTTTTAACTTCTTTTAAGAGAAGTTTAATTTCTTCACGAGATTTACCTAAAAGAGCCGAATTTCCATGACGTAGCATGTAACAAATTCTAGCCGCAGGTTTTATTCTAAAATGTAAATCATCAAGCATTGTTCGGTCACCTAATGCCGCAAGATTTGCTCCTATACTCCACCCGTCCGCACCAGACAGGTCGCATTGGAACATGTAATGACCGGGGTCGGCTTGGAACAGGTGACGCATCCCGTTACGAAGCGGATGTCCTTCGGGCTTACTCTTGTCCTTCGAGGGTATCGTCTGGAGATTGTAGCCACTACCCGTCGGACTCGTGTAGCACGTCAACCGACCAGTTTCGGTTCCCACGATGTTGTAACCGCAGCGAACACGCCCGTCTTTATCGGCAGAAATCTCCAACATTTGACTACGTGTCCTGAGCATCGACAACTCCAGTGCAATATCAATAGCCGGGTGAGGTTGTTTCTTTTGAATTTGTAGGAGGGAGATATAGTCCGTCGAGAGACGTTCTTCGTGGGTTTTGGGGTCGGTTTTGTATTGTTTGGGGAGGCAGAGTTTGTCATAGATAAATTCCTTGAACATGGGGGACTTCAAGTTCATTGTCGTTCCCAGCACCGACGATACATACCCTTGCTCATCTACGGTCGAGGTCTCTTTCTCCAGTATCTCGATAACACGGTCGTAATCTTGTTCGTAATCTTTCTTCGGCACCATCGGATTACGTTTGAATCCCATGATAGTACGAGCACGACTAACCCGATCCACGTGCTGAAAATCAAACCCAACGCCTGCAAGATGGTCAAGTTCGGACTGGAGAGCATAGAGATGTTTGTTTACGTCGGTGAGACATTGTTTGGCGGCAGTGATGTCGTAGCGAATGCCACGGTTTTCCATGTAGAGAAGCGGATTGAGCAGGGTCATATTAAACCGATAGTGTGCATCCTGCATCGGTTCAAGATACCGTCCTAGCTTAGAGTTGATCTCCCAGGTGACGGCACTGTCCTTACAACAATAAGACCAAAACGTCTCCAAATCGTCTGTCTTACGTTCTGACTTATAAAATGGTTCATTAGTATAAATGGATGTCTGAAATCCAAGACTCTTTTCGAGTTCGCAATACAGTTCCCAACTGCGTAACATCGTGTCGTCGATGACCCCACGAACAACCAGTTTGTATGAATACTGTAAGACAAACCTATCGTATAGTGAGTTCTGGAGAACTTTAGGAATGGTCGGGTCTTCAAGAACACTAGCGAGAGAACGCCACAATCGTAGTTCGTCCACATCTGAGTGTAATGAAGTGCCTGCTTTAGTACAAAATGGAACGATAAACACATAATCAGGTGAGGTTGCGATTGAGAGACATGTCATTGCGTCGACATACCCTTCGATATCAAGAGCGATAGTCGGGCGAGAGGACTTAATCTTTTCCAACTCTCCGATGATCTCGTCAACACTAAGATTGACTCTAAGGTTTCGGGATGGTAGTGTGAGACCCGCATCCTTACCATGAGCGAGGCATTTTTTAATGTCGAAAAAAAGTAAAGGGGTCCAATCGTAGTTTCTGTTACAATCTGCTGGATGGTAACTAGGTATACACTTGCGACCTTTGAAGGGTCCGTCGTGAGAGGAAACAAAGACACTTCCACGCCAGTCCCCGAGGGAGTGAGTACCATGTGCAAGCCCGAGGGTATTGCGGCCAAGGAGAAGACAAATATGAGGGGAGTAGACATTGAGGTCGTGAGTGAGACGGTCTGGGTCGTTGGAGTAACCGAGAAAGCAGGCGTCACGGAGGATACCAGCACGGGACAGCCAGAGAGAGAGTGAGCGCCCGGCGGCACCAAGAAAAGGTTGCCCACCGAGGATGTCGTCGCGAGATGGTTCGTCCGCGATGATGGCGATACGATAGGGAGTGTTGGTGATTGAGGGGTGGCGGTTGGGGACTTTAGCTTCGTAGAGTTTTTCTTGAACGACTGAGGTTGTGACGGGTACGTCACATATGAATTGGTCGAACGGGTCAAGTTTTTTCTTCATTGTGCAAGCCATGATTGAATACGTTTGACTACATCTGCACTGGTATGCCCATCCCATTTGGGAGCACGTTCACGTAACTCTGCACCAGTTACACAAGCGTGTGTCCACATTTCCATCGGCAGATGGTAGGACACAGTACCCGTATCGAAATTCATTCCCGCAATAAACCAACCATCAAATCCGTTACCTTCATCGTGAAGTTGACTAATCCATGAAATTTCAGGCATAACTTTCATCAATGCCAGAAATAAAGTACAACGATGTTCGTAGAGTTCGTCGAATGTGTGATATCCGTCGGAGACTTCTCCAGTTTTACAGGGTATTTTAAGCGTGTTCATGTGTTAGGTTTCTTCTTCATTTGGTGGTGTGAGTCTTGAGAGTATTTCTTCTTGAAGGTCGGGGTGTAGGTCCGCAAACTTTAGCGAGCGGACGTGTTGTGATTCACCTAGGTATTTCTGGATGCGAACGATGGTCGCACCGGAGTAGGTGATTTCGTACAGGTCGTTTCGGAAGAATAGTGTGATGGTGGACACATTACTAATCGAGCATATTTAATTGAGCGAATTCACCAAAAAGTTCTTTTGCTTTTTGATTATACGCTAAGGCTGCTTCTTCTTTAGTAAAATAACTACCTAAAGAATAGGAAACACCGTCTTTAACAATCCGTGCTAGATATTTAATTTTACCTTTATACTCTAATTTTTTAATACCTTTATATCCCAAGGTATTATTTTTTAATAAGTCACGATTACTACCGTTTTGGGAACGTGTAGCTAAGCGCAAATTAGCTTTTCGGTTATCTGTTCCATCTCTGTTAATATGATCCCAAACATGACCGAGAGGGGGCACACCTAAAATCATTTCGTGCATACGCCACATATCGCCATATTTTGAATGACCACATTTAGCGTAACCAGAATCATAACGCCATCTATAGACTATAAGTTTTTCATAATCTTCATCGTCTACAGTAGCGAATTTACCTTGAGTTAAAGGAATAAGTTTCATTTGAAGACACAATTGGGGTTTAATTCAAGAAAGTGATACTTCTTTACATTTTCTAAAAGTGCGTTATAATGATTTTCATTAAGTTCCACTCCCACAACATGGCGTTTTAATTTTAACATCGAAAGAACACCACTGCCTCGTCCCGCAAAAGGCTCAAGAATACATTGTCCTTCATACGAAACTGCATTGATTAAACGCTCCCATACAGCAAAAGGTTTGGCGAAAGGATGTCCAAGTTTATCACAAAGTTCATCACGACTAGCTAAAATATAATTGTTAGGTTGATGCTCAATAAGCGTTGCTTTACCTTTACGACAAATAATGGCAATTTCTGTTGCCTTTGTAAAATTAAACTGAGCACTTTGATTCATACAAGAGTGTGTTTTATTCCAGATAAACGCCCAGCGTTGGACCTTGAACCCAGCTTTGATAGCGTGGTCGTACATGTATTGCCACAACATCTGGTCGGCCCATGTGATACAGAAGCCGTTCTCCTTGAGTGCGGCGAATGCTGCCGGGAAGAAGTTGGCAATGAGTTGCATGTTATAATCAACATCATGCTCGGCCTCAACTGTCTCAATGTCCTTCATTCCACCATGCGGATTCTGCTGGTTGAGCATCTCCATGTCGATACCATAGGGGATGTCTGTAATCACATGGTCAAAGCAGCCATCGTTCTCGTGCATGTATTTGATGCTATCACCTTTGATGAGCATGTTGGAGACGTAAATGACGTTCGGCTGTTGGGAGAGGTATGCAATGCGTTGATCCCGATAGGCTTCGAACTGGTCAGGTGGATTGAGTGGATTAGACAGGTAGAGGGTCTTCCGCTCGTCGTCGGTGAGGGAGATGTACCCTTTGTCGCGGGCACGGTTACGTAGGTCGGTGAGCGATGGAGGTTCGTCCGCCGGCGGAGTGAAGTCAACGAAGGTGGATACGTCGGGGAGTTCTTCGATGACTGAGAGGGAGGCTTGTGCTTGTCGTTGAGCGAGTTCCGCATTCACCCGGTCGATCTCGTCGCGCATGATTGTCCGCCAAGCGTCCATCATAGAGTCGCACTGCCAAAGCGGGTCAGTCTTGGAGGCGGTGAGACGTTCGGCAATTCTTATTGAATAGTTAACTGACGCGTGACCATCTAAGCCGAGTGCTTCGGCAGTGTGACGTTGTCCCCAAGTCTTAGAATCCAAAGCCGCTTGTCGTTTTTTAATCGCATGAATTGTGGCGATATTGAGCACACGTTCTTGCCACGAAAAATCCTTCCGCCGCACATTTTCTTCAAGCTCGATAAGATACTTTTCATCCTCGGATAATGTTTCCTTGTAAACAACATCAATATGTGTGAGACCTAAGAGTTGATGTGCGGCAAAGCGTCGACCGCCAGCGAGCAAACGATTGTTCTGGTCAACGACTATGGGTTGGATTAAGCCGTGTTGCTTGATTGATTCAGCTAAACTAGGGATGTCGCCTAGCTCTTGGCGTTGACGGTTCTCGATGATGACGGATTCGAGCGGAAGGGATGTGCGGTTCATATCATTCAGACGGCCAATTTTTAGTCTCAGTCATAATCGCGATATTTGCATAGTTCGAGATGTCTCGAAAACTGTCAAGGATGGATTCGTTTACCGCTCGGCGGCGTTTCTTGCCGAATAGGTTTTTAATTCGTTCCATTTTGTCTGACATGCGGACGACGACACCATAGGTACCGAAGCCGGAGATGTTTTTTGAACCGTAGTCGCACTGTTTTTTATCCATTAAAATACTATTTTCTAAAGCGATTCGTAAAAAAACTTTTCCAGCAATTGTTTGTAATCCTAAAGTCTCAGCCAAAGGATTGATGTCAAAATTTTCAGGTAATTTAAGATGCATAATTTTCTTTCATTAAACGTTGGCGTTCTTGTTGATATTTATCACTAGCTTCTTGAATTGTATTAAACGTTCCTAAATGAGTTCTTTTGCTTTTCCACATCATCGTAGCTACGTAGCGGCCTGAGCCACATTGATAAACTCCTTTTGGAAATTTACCACGAGAAGGAACACGTTCAAAATGAGCTAAAATATTTTCGTGGTGAGTAACATAACGTAGATTTATTTTACGATTATCTAGTTTATTACCATTGATATGATCAATCTCTAAACCTTCTTTTGGAGGTAAAAGAACATGATGCATCATTAACCAACCATAAGGACGTTTTACACCTGCATAACCACGATTATGAAATAACCAATGTCCTTTTGATTTTATTAAAAGATAATCTTCCGCGTCAATTATTGCGTGTTTTTCTTGTGTAAGAGAGATAAATTTCATAGTCTTGTTCTACAGTAGACCCAGACCAGCGGCGGAAAGCATTGCCGCTAGTCCGGGTCAGGATTAGTGCACTTCAAGGGGTTTTGCTCTCCCCCACTATGAGCGAGTGCACGTCTTCACCTCCTATGCGGTGGGTGCCGCTTTGAGCCAGCCGCCACGGGCGATTTCGTTCGTCGCGTCGAAGTCCCCACTCGCCTTGCGGACCTTGAGTTTGACGCACACCTGCTTGCCCTTGACCAGGTCGAGGTTGTCGCGGAGTGCGGAGACCATGGTGTCGGCAGGGATGCCACAGGCGTCCATGATTTCTTTGCCCGATTGGTTGATCATGACCGGGGTCAGACCGCCAGTCGGGGTGTAGGTCCAGTTGTGAAACACTGGAAATCCCGGCGGGATGACGTCGCCGTCGGTCGAGGTTGACTCGGCCAAGGTCTTGAGCGTGAACTTGAGCAGTCCGACATTCTCGTCTTTCTTGCTCGCCTTGCGTTCGACCTCGGCAATTTCCATCGCGTAGAGTTTGTCGCCTACGAGAAGTGGGAATTTGCGCTCTGGCACTGTGCCCGATGGAACAGCCAACGGGTCGTTTTCGATTGTGTTTTCGTTCATGTGTTTTTGTGTTTTGTGTTTTACGAGCCGTTAATTCCGACGGCTAACGGTTGACACATAGGTGTCAAATCAGGTTTCTTATCGTAGCAACTTTGGTGGTTGCGTATATTATCTATCATCCAGTCATAGCCACAGAAACCTTTCGATTGACGTTTGATTCTGGCGGCTTCCTTTCCATCCACAACCCGCACCGATATTGATGCTCCCCACCCGTCATCCCATCGGTGGTAGTATGATTTATGTTCGAGGATTTTGTTGGCTACGGCATTGCCAGCTTTGGAGTTTGAGAAGTTGACGATTTTTGCATACAGGTTGCCTTCGCCACTCCACCGACCGTTCCACGATGCGCGGTTCGGCATTGATAGTTCGAAACAGATTTTCATATTGGCTTGATGATTTTACTGGTCTGGGTGTTACCCGTCATCGCATCGACTGCGACGTCGGTGTGGATAGTTGTAAGTAAGAACACAAGTTCATCCTTGTCTAGACACGCAAATCCCTCAGCAAACTTGCGAGAGACAATCGTGACCAGTGACTTAATGTCATGCGGTGTGCCGGCGGCACGTGCAGCGGTGTCGAGTTCACGAGTGATGACAGCGACCGCTTGGCAGATTTCGGTGGATTTTTGGAGTAACTGCTCGACATCACTAAGTGGTGTCGGCATGAAGCTGGAGTCGAGTTGAGATATACCGTCTGCGACCATTCGGTCGTGACGAAGACGTTTTTCGTGGTTGTTCATACGGGTAGAAGTTCAATTTCTTGAGCTATAATTTGTTTATTATCACCTAAGGAATACGAAGCACAAAGATATGTACGTTTTGTATAATCAGCGTATTCTTCTGTTAAATGCGCAATCACTAACATTTTAGGCGCATGAATGTTTTGTTCTTGTATAGCTGATTTTACAAGAGTTCCTATCGAGTATTTCCATGTGTGGTTCATACAATGTATTTTTTGATTTCCGCGTAGGTTGCATCCATGACCGCCGGCAGACCCAGCGAGTTTTTCAAGTCAGGAGATTTGGGAGTTTTACACGTGTAAAGTTTTCCTTTTGTAACTATTCCTAAAGGCGTAGCTTCTGTTTCTACCGCGCAACGATAGATGTCAGTGAAGAAAGCTCCGAGAAAGTGACGGACCTTACCACTCAGTGATGGTTCGTATCCGACCAAAACCTCTTTCATCATATTCGAGGGACTGGGTTCATACATTGGTATCTCATGGCAGGTGGCAATGAAGACCTTGCCTGTGCCTTTGAGCTTGGTGAGGAGTTCCCAGTAGTTGGATTTGACTACTTGATAATCATTCGGCTTGAGTTCGTCTCGACTCTGTGCCTTGAGAATCTTCGTGATGATGAAGTGGTCGATCATTGTGAAGCTATCGACGAACACTGTCTGGCAGTCGAGATTCCGACTGGCGGTGAGGAGTGACTTCACTCGGTCGTATCGGTCCGCCATCGGGACTTCAAGTTTGGTCTCCCCGACTGAGGTGAAGTTCGCTGAGTCCCAGCCGTAGGTGAGGTTGGGGTCGATTGGCGGGACGAGGAGTTTGCCGGTCTTGATGTCTTTGATGCCGTGACGGATGGTTGTTTCAGGTCCGGCGAGGTTGCCATCAGTATCAATAACATACACCCCCGGGAATTGGAGTGCGAAGGTGGTCTTGCGAGAACCTGGTGCCCCGAGAAGTAGTATCGAGAGTGGCTCTCGCGGTTTGGGTGATGTGGGGGTAGACATTTTCATACATTCACATCAGTCAAACGACGTGCTTCTTCGACTGAGTTCTCGATACCACGTTGCATGGTCTGCATGGAACGTTGGGTGAATTCGCTCAACAACGGAGCGAGAAAGAGAAGCAGTTTCTCTGAGATTTCTGACGGAAGAACGGTCTCGATTTTTCCGTCATCTTTTTGTTCCCAGCAAACCTTGCCACGATAACGGCCAGGATTGTCGTCGTACGATGCGTTGAGTTGAATGATTAACGATTGTAGTTTCATTTTTGTTTTTGTGTTTTATTGTTTACTTGTTGTTGGTGTTCGTAAAGGATTCCAGGTATTGTCGGTATACCAGTTAGACCCTAAAGCTATCATACGATCCCCTTGAGGTAAAGAGCATACATCAAAATACGGACACCTACCAAATTGTGAGCACCACGCTGTTTTCATAGGCATGTAGTCTTTTTGGTAGTGATAAAACATTTCCTCGACTAGTGCGATAGCGTTTGACTTCCATTCGTCAAGCTCACCCGGCTGGAGGAAATAACGTTCACGCTGGAAGGTCTCGCGCCACCACGAGGCGATGGTCTGCTTCGTGCGACCGTTCTCTTTGCCGAGTGAAAGAGGGGGTTCTTTCGTCCGAATCGCGTTAATAAAATATCCGACAGGTTTTTGACCTGTGAGTTCTCCAAATGCCCAACTATTACCTGCGACTGTTATTACATTATTACGTTTAGTCAATAACCAAGTGCTAGGAACATTTAGACAATAAACTAAACCTTTATGAGGAATGAGAGTTTTATTCAGGCCACCAATTCCAATGGTTTCTTTTTCTAAGGCCACATTAACACGCCATTGTAATTTTTCGTTATTTTCTTGTGTATGAATTGAAGCTCGCCGCCTTACTAAACAAGCCACTGTCTGTATCCATTTAGCGTTTTGTTCATGTTCACTGGAGTAAATAAAACCTTTAGGGCCTCGGTCACTACCATCCCAATGTTTTACTTCTTCAAGAAAGACTTCTAGTTGAGTCGAAGTGCAGTAAAGTAACCAAGGACCAAATAATTTTTGAGGTCCTAACATTTCTTGAACCTCTTGAACTAATCTATTTGTATTACTACAATAGAAACACGTCGTTCCATCAGTTTGAATACTTTCAGTAAACACTAAACCCCAACGAATAAGATTAGCCCGACAACGTTCAATTTTTCGGTCCTTGAAGAAGTGAAATCGTAAACCATCAGATTGTGTAAAATGACCGTCAGCCTGCGTCATTGCAGTGAGTTGCATGAAAGCGTCTGACCAAATTGTTTTTTCTGGAACCCAAGTGCCGGCGCAAGGAATTTTGTAGTTAGAACTGAGGGGTAAGGTGTTGGCTGTGAAGTTTTTATATTGTTTAGACTGTCTATCTTTTACAATAAAGCGATGTTCTGATGTGGTTAAGGTTTCAACACTACCTGTATATTGTATAAGATTTTCGTTTACTTGTTTTTCAAAATATTGTGTAGGTTTTACAAATTGAATAATTCCATTATCCCACTGAGCGACAGGTAAATTTTGTGGAAGGGAATCAAAACGAACCCAACCGTGTGGTGTTAGAACTTCAGTATCACCACTATAACAATAACCTTTTTGCTGTGCGCTCATCTTCATCTTGTCAAAGAACGACGGTCCAATCATGGAGGTGGTCTTATGGTCAC